TGACCTAACCCACTCTGTCCTACAACAGAGGGAAAAGTACCGTTGGAGGTATCATCATACTTTGTTGCAAAAGGCTTTGGATAAACGATAGCATCTATCCACGATGTCCTAGCCTCTGTTCCCGTATACCAAGATTTTTCGCCATAATTAAATATGACATATTTATCATTATAGCTAGCTCCCTGAGATGGATAATACCAGACAACCTCTGTGAACAGATTATTTATACCTGCTGCTACCTGTTGACCTTTTGTGGTATCAAAATTGTTATAAACAAAATCCTCCACCGAACAAGGTAGTGTTTTTACCGTACCATCAAATAAAAAGAATCCATTAGGACTCAACCAAAAAGCTGATCCATCTATCTCCACCACAGCATTTTTACCTATCAAACCACAGTTGGTTCCAACCTGTTCAAATCCAAAAGTAAAAGGAGCTCCTATGAATTTCATTGTATACAATGCATTGTCTGTCCAAATAAGAATGGTCTCTTTCGCTTTTATTGCGCCAACAATTTTTGTGCCATCCTGTAATCTAAAATCACCCGCACTATTAATGGCGGTTGCAGCATAAGTATTTATATCCTCTCTATTTGAAAATCTTACAAACATATCATCCTGTGTTGTGGTATCTCCGATAGTTGTCTCTGTTCCGAAATGACATAAGTGTCTGGTTGTTGGTGATACCAAACTTAATCTGGAAGCTGTTGGATTATTACCTGTTGCAAAATTAGATGT